CGCGCTTACCCTTCCAAGGGCTCAAAACGAGTCTGAGAAGGACTTTATTGCTCGGATAGTAGCTGACTCTAAGGAGACGGGAAAACAGGCCGCAGAGCGCGGTACACGCGTTCACGAGTCCATTGAAAAGTGGTACTCAGGACGCAAAGACGTAGACCATGTTGACATCGCCAAAGCCTTTGAGGAAAAGGTCTTCGATCACTTTGGCACACACCCGCTACAAGAGTGGAGAACAGAGATATCCTTTGCCTCCAACTTGGGATATGGCGGTAAAGTTGACCTGCACTGCGACCCCAGTGAGACAGCGCCAGTGGGTATTGTCATTGACGCCAAAACAAAGGAATTTGGGCCCGATGATGATGTGGTGGCCTATGAGGAGCACTTGATGCAATTGGCGGCCTACAGGCACGGTTTGGGGCTTCCGCATGCACGTTGCGCAAATGTGTTTGCGTCAGTAACAAACCCTGGGCTAATCCGCATTGTTGAATGGCCAGAAGCCGATCTCCGCAAGGGTTGGGAAATGTTTCAGTGCCTATTGCGTTTTTGGAAACTTAAAAATGACTTTGGAGTATGAAATGTTAAGTAAAGAAGAAATCAACCGCGTGTTCCACGAAGTACAACTTGAGGACAACTACAACTTTCTTGAAGACGATTTGGTAAAGCTTGCCAACGCCTTCATTGATAGAGCCAAAATTGACATCATCATGAAGGAGCGCGAAGCATGCATCGAAGTCGCCAGAGCTTACAACTCTTTGGTGGCCGACAAGATTGAAGAAGTGATGAACCGAAAATGATTCGGTTCGTTCTTTGGATGTCTTTTGCGATGCTGTTAATGGAGTTTATGTCCCGTCACTGATCAGCTCTAGGTTTATTATGCGGGCCAAAATGCTTGACAAGATAGGGGGCGCCAAGATTCAAAGCGGCTCCCCCTAATTCCGTGTAGGGCGTAGGAATAGCCATAGCGGCACCACCTACGCCTTGCAACATCTTAGTAATAGCTTCATCAGTCATACCATTCTTCTTGTACTCTTGGTAAAAATTCCAGAAATCAGGCGCGGCCAAAGCGCCACCTAAAGCGCCAGTAGCAACTTTAGCAACACCTTTTTCTAAGCCTCTGCGAGCGGCTTCTTTTTCAGCCTTCTGTTGAGCAACCTTTTGAGCTTCTTCCTGTGCAAGCTTGTCAGCGGCGGCCTTTTTGGCGGCGGCTTCTTTCTCTGCGGCTTCTCTTTCTAAGGCTTGCTGTTTCAAAGCATCTTGCTTTTGCTTCTCTAGAGCTTTTCTGTTCTCTTCAGCTTTCTCTCTCAAAACCTGTTGTCTAGCTCTTTCTTTAGCTTGAGCTTCAGCCATTCTGGCCTTTTCTTCTTCTATCTCTCGCGCAGTATGTTCGGTCGTGACAAGGCCGCTTTCAAGCGGGAAAGCAGTTCCAAATTTAGTGATCTCTTGTTTTGCACCTGTTCCATGCAACCCTAAATTCTCTTCAAGAGCCCACTTTTCACGTTGGGCTTCCATGTTATGGCCTTGACGCATTTGCTTGCCTGTGGGCTCATTTTTGCCACGTTGGCTTTGCAAAACTTCGTCAACCCTAGACTGAAATTCAGGATCTAATTCAAAATTCTGTTTTGGTGGCTCAATGTGATCAAGACCAGATACAGGCCCTTCCATGTGTGGTTCGATTCGCACATTAGAAGGAGCCGCAGAAGGCGCCGCAGGTGCAACTGGTGCAACTGGACTTACAGGTGCAGGCTTGAATACGCCTTCACTTGGCTTTAACAACTTAGTGCCAAAACCCTTGTAAGCGGCATAACCACCTGCTACACCGCCCGCAGGAGCAAGGTAATCAGGCGCTTTTTCATCTTTTTTTTGTTGAGCAATTTCATCAGCACTAGGCTCTAGCAATGAATTTTCATAAACATTTCCACTTCCTTCAGGAGATGTTTCATGATGTTCTTGAAAATACTTATCAACTTCTTTATCTACATTGTCCTTGTGCTCATCATTTTGTCCATGCTCTTTGAAATAATTATCAATTTCTTGTTGCACTTTTTGATCATCAGTCAATTGAGTCATGGTTTACTCTCCTCAACATTGCCTTTATTTCTTGCCGCTTGAATTCTTTTATTGAAATCATTTTCATACTTAGACAATACGCCTGCATGAACTTTATGAATTTTTTGTAATTCTGGAGAATTTTGCATGATATCAGTGTAAGGCGTTTGTGTTTTACTGGTATCAACACGAGGGAGTTCTTTTAAAACTTGATCATAAACTTTCTTTTTATGCTCAAATTCTGCACGACTTAAATTTAACGCATGCTCTGCGGCCATAGAAGTCATGTTCTTATTGGCAAATTGAGACATGGCACTCATGTACTCAGTTACTGGAGTTTTGCTTAAATCTGCACCATTGGATTTAGCATTTGCGGCGGCCAAGACAGCAAGCTTTCTGAACAACTCATCAGCAAAAGCTTTAACTTCTTCACGACGTTCAGCATCTTTGAATGCGGCAATCGGCAAACTTACATTGGCGTTCAATGCGCCTGCATGGAAACCAACACCTTCGTTCAATGCCGCTTCCATTCCATATTTACGCATCATGGCAAAAACTTGTTGCGACAATTTTGGATTATCGTGAATAAGTTTTAAAGCGGAGTTGTAATTATCACTGATAGTTCCGTAATTTGAACCAGTTACAAGAGGTTGATAATTTTGAATTGTCTGAACATTGGGAGATTCGGTTGCATCAACATTTTTCTTGTGAGCTTCCATAATCATTTGACGATCAGCATCACCCAAACCTGCTGTATTTGGAATAGACAAAGTAGGCGGATAATTTAATTTTTGTGATTCTGCGCTGGCAGTAGGCTTAGCTTGAGGAGCAGGCTGTTCAGTCTCAGCATGAGGAGTACGCTCCCAATGATTAGGATCATTCTTAGGATCAGTTTGATTCCAACCCTTGGACTTCAACATTCCAATCTGGTCTTTGTTCAATGGCTTGCTAGGATCAAGATCAATAGCATCACCAGTTAAGTGCTTGCTAGTTTCAGATACTGGTCTACCTTCTTTGGTGTACCACTTACCATTTTCATCTTGATGATCTTTGAGAGCTTCTTGCTCTTCTGGAGAACGAAGATTGCTAATAATTGGTATAGAAGCTTTGCCATTTTTATAGAAGTCTTTATATAAGTCTTCAGTAACACGAGCTCCGTCAGGCGTAATATAGACATTTTTAGATTTTGTCTCAGCCTTGGGCTTTTCTTCAGCGCTCGGTTGAGCAGGCGCCGCAACATTTGGATTGTTGACGGTAGGAACCTTTTCCTTTTGCGTCATGCTCGGCGTAGGAGCGCTCAATACAGCTATATCTTCCGCACTCAAAGGAATATTAGCGGCACGTTTAGCATTAGCCTTGGCAATTGCGGCTTGTTGTGAGGCAATCTGTGCTTGTTGAGCTTGAACATCAACACCTTGTTGTTCTTGTTTGAATTTGAGTTCGTTCTTTAAGGAGGCGACAACAGAACTTCCTGGGGCCATAGCTTCCCACTCACCGACTTGTTGCGCAGAAGGAGTTTCATTGGGGTGCGTATCCCTCCACGCTTTAACCTGATCAGCAACCTTTTTATTGGCACCCAACAACATATTGGATTGTGCTAATGCCAACTTCATCTGAGAAATAGGCAATTGTTGAGCACGTTGGTTTTCTACGTTCTCACCCATCGCTTCTGCCGCACTGCCTGCAGAAGCCAAGAAACCGCCCAATTGAGGCTTTGCAAACCCTGCGGCTACCTTCCACCAATTGGGTTGGTCGTAACGCTTCTGAAGGGCATCTAAGGCTTCTTTCTGGGCTTTTTGGAGTTCTTGTAGGCGTTCATCATCTTGCCCATACAAAGGCAACTTAGCCATGTCTAGACCACTAGAAACGCCTCTATAGTCTTGCTTGTCTGCAGAATCTGCCATTATTTTCTCCTTGCAGGCAACGCGCCAAGATTACGAGTTGACGCACAACCTATCGCTCCTCCTGATCGTGCTTTAACTAAACCACCTGATGCGCATCCCATGCTGTAATTACACATGTTCACAGCACTTCCACAACATTTAGTACATGATGCACCTTTAAAAACACATCCTAATTTTTTACTGAGATAACATGTTAATCCAGATGCTTTCGCCGCCGCACCCGCCGCGCCTAGCGCAGATAAAGGCGACATGCACAGGGTTGTCTTAACCGATGTGGGAATGGCTTGTCCTTGCATCAAACTGGCTTCTTTTGCTAGTTTTGTGAAGTCGTAGCATTGAGCATTCTGTTTGATCTGTTGGCACTGAGCGCCTAACGTAGCCAAAGCATTGATACATGCTAAATTTTGAGCGGCCGCTTGAGTACCCAACGTACCCATGCCAAGACCTGCCGCTTGCTGTGCCGCCGCTTGCCTTGACTGTGCGCATGCCGCAGTTTGTGCCGCTTGCAATTGAGCTTGATTCTGAGCCGCTTGTGCTTGCTCTGTAGTTCCTGCCAATTGACCCAATGCGCTCTCTTTTTGACCTGCCGCACTTAGTGCTTGGCCATATCCACAGGTCAACATCTTGCCAATGTTTGCGCTAAGACATTGCTCTGCATTCGCCGCAACTTGACCCAAAGCTTGAGCGCCACGCTGTGAACCAAACTGACCTGAACCCACAATGGCTGCTGTGGCTTGTGGAGATAAGTTCTGCTGAATATTTCTCTGAGCAATGTCAGACATATTCTGCACTTGATTTTGAATGAATGGGTTCATGTAGCATTGAGCCACTTGTCCCAAATTCAAACCGCGTGATTGGCAAATTAATGGTTTAGCCGCACAAAGTGGGCTTGCATTAGTTGCCGCACTCAAATAAGGATTAACCGTCGCACCGATCTTACTGCCTGACTGAGCCGCGCAACCAATGTAACCCATTCCAGTTTGGAACGTGGGCTGTTGTGCTCCTGCAGTTTGAGAAATACTACAAAAAGCCTGTTGCTGTAAAGGCGTGGCACCTACAAACTGAGCGCATTTCTCAGCCGCTTGACCACACGTTGCTAACTGTTGAAGGTAGTTCGTGTAGTACGAAGGTGCGCACGTTGACTTTGTTTGGGATGATTGGAGTAAGTTAGCCATTTATTTCTTTCCCTTTTTGATGTAGTCAATTGGGGTCTTTGCCTTTGGTGGGATTGAATCCAAAGGTGCAGAACGCTTGTGATCTCGTAATTTCTTACGCAATCCATCAAGAATTTCTGAACCTTTCTTATTATCCCCTCCTCCTAGTGCCGTGACAAACGCCGCAGGGAAAACATACTCCCCATCAGCGATCTTTGCAGGCACAGGATTAGACCCAACTGTTTCTTTGTGTGGTAGCTGTTTACGGAAGCCTTCCAAGACATGCATGCCCGCCTTGCTAGAACCGTCTCCAAGAGCCGATACGGTTTCAGCATCCATAACGTAGTCACCGTCATGAAGCATCGCAGGAATGTCGTCAGATTGGCCTGTACCGCCACCACAAGCGTAGTAGCCTGTCACGCCAGTGATGAACTCAGGATTGTGCCCTTTAGGAGCCGCCGCCTTATAGGCATGCGCTAATCCACCTTCAGCACTACCCGTGATTCCACACTTCATCTGTCTCAAAGAGTGCAGAGTAATATTGCCCAAATTTGCATTGGTTTGGCTTCTCAGCATGGTGCATGCAGAACACTTGAAATCAGGTTCAGCACATTTCAAACCCTTGTTCAATGTCTTCACCCAACATTTACAATCAGTACAGCAATCTTTGCTTGATCCACCTTTGGCAAAGTTAGCAAGACCACCTTTAGCAAGCATTTCTCCTTCACCCATACCCATATTGGGGTTTGCACCCAAACCACCACCCATTTGAGTTAAGCCTTTTTCAGTGTCAATTCCGTAATTGCCACCGTGTCCAACTAATGCTGAAGCTTGACCGCATAAGCCACCTTGGCCGCCACCTCCACCTGCACCGCCAGAACCTGTTTTACAGCCTTTGCTAGTGCATTTGTTGCCGCCCTTATTGCATTTGCCACCTTTGTGGCCCTTGCTTTTGGAAGAACAACAGCAACAGCAAGCACAGCAACATGTGTCACAGCAGTCGCAAACGCAACAACAAGCACAACAATCACAAGCGCAACAGCAAGCACAGCAGTCGCATGTACAGCAACAACATGTACAGCAAGTGCAACAATCAGTACAGCAAGCACAGCAAGTACAGCAAGTACAGCAGGTACAGCAAGAAGTGCAACATGCGCAACATGCACAGCAGTCACATGCGCAACATCCACAGCAATTTGTACAACAAGTACATGCACAGCATGAACAAGCACAACATGAGCATGCACAGCAACTTGTGCAACAAGAGCAAGATGTGCAAGAACAGCAACTAGTGCAACAGGTAGAACAGCATGCACAACTTGCACAAGAAAGAGAACACGCAACACATGATGCAGAACAAATGACACATGCGGAACTATCAATTGCGCAAATTGCACAGATTGCACAAGCCGCATCTTCAAATACGCATAAAAAACTACTGGCACCGTCAGTAGCAATATCAAGAGCCGCACTCAGTAAACTACCACCACCACCATAGTGTGGCGTTGCTTGTCCGCAAGGCAAAATGTCATTTGGCTCAATATTCGGTGAATGAAGTTGAGCACCAGTGTTTTGTGTTTGTAAGCCGCCAAAGCCTGAATAATTGCTCATAATTTAATCATCCATGTAAAACCATGACGGTCAGAATCCTTGATAGGAGCACCAACTTGTCTTGCTACTCGTCTGAGCAAATTAAGCATAGGCCCAGTGGCATCACCATAAATGATGCGAATGTCACTCTTCTCCATCTTTCTAAAAAACAAAGCCAAAGCTCTAGCTAATAGAACTGGAGAATCTTGGGTAAACAAATGAGTTGAATAATCGCCATCACTTAGCTTTTCCAAAAGCAGTGACGTTTTACCGTGATGAAATAATTTGCCGCCCTTTTTGATTGCTACTTGGGCGGCTCCCATGACCTTTTTAGGGTCTAAGTTCCGATTCTGAGAATCGGCTGTAATGACGTCGGACGGTTTCAATATGTGCTCCCCAAGTTAGGCGAAATCGACATGATGCCCGCCATAGCCATTGCCCAATCTTGCCAATGATTAAATGGACGGTGATCTGGTATTCCTGATTGGACAAAATAACCAATACCATTCATGCCGTCCACCCATGTTCTCCAATTTTCTTCAGGCACATGCCCTAGCTGATTGGACGCAAACTGCTCTTCCATCAGCTTATTGTACTGATCCCATGTCATTCCGCGAGGATCGTACGAAATCATGGATTTCCTGTTCCGCGAACGTCGCCTGTCTCAACACTCAATACAACTCGGCCCATGAAATAGTTGCCGTTTTGAGTGTTACTTGTGAACCTCAAACGCATCTCACGGCGCTGTTCCTTCATGTCGATTTTAAGGGTTGTTGGGTCAAATGTATAAGGGCTCGAAGCTTGGTCTGTATCGTCCGCATAGCCCTTACCAGTGACGGTCAAGCTCATTTGTCCAGACTGTACAAAATCAGGCTCAACGCGCTCTAAACGAGTCCAAAGATTATCTCCACCAGAAGGTGCTCCAACCAATCCTGCACCAGTTCCCAATACATTGGTTTCAAAGTAAGAATTGATGGCGTTGACGTTGTTCAAATAGACTTGATCAGTTCCAACTTCGTGGTTCCAAAGCGTATAAGTGCCCACTGAATTGGCCACATTACCCGCCCAAATTGGCTTTCTGTACACCTCAGAAAACACGCCTGCAGAACGTGCGGCACCATCTGCTAATCCTGCGTCATACCAACATTTTTCACGGACGTTGTAAATGATGGCGTCGTTACATTCAGTTGAGTTACCGCGTGGATAGAAAAACCAAATTTCTCCCCAACGAGGAATCTTTGTAGCCCATACTTTTTGTCTTTGATTAATATTAATGTTGTCAAAGAAATAGTTGGTATTTTGTGTATTGGGCACTTCAGATACAACACCGTTGTACATCAAGAATCTATCAACGCCCACCCAATAGATAATGCCGTCATACTCAATCACACATTGGCTTGACATGATTGAAGACTGTTGAGTAATCAAGTCATAACGCCAATAAAGGGTTGATGTACCCACAGTTTGGGGCGAATAAGTCACTCTAACAACAGAATCAGTTGTCCAAAACAGTCCACTGGGAGATGTTGTTCCACCTCGAAGAGCCATGCCTTTAATGACCTTTGTAGAGGATACGTTATTGGCGTTGGCATCTGCTGACGTCCAATTGTTAAAGTCGCCTGCTGAACAGTTCTGGATCAACCCATAATTTCCATACACAAAAAGGTATGGATAAAGCATTACAACACCGCCACTTACAGCAATGTTGTTATCAAAGGTCAAAGTCACTGTGCCTGAAGCAGTGGCGTTGTTATTTAATGTAACCGTCCAAACTCCACCCGTTGTGGTGGCTGAAACAATCTTGGTGTTAGCAGGAATACCCGTCCCATAAACCGATACACCCGCACCCATTGCAATGTTTGTAGTTGCAAAAGTAACGTTAGGGCTTCCGTTTGTTGTCGTTCCCGATGCTGTAAAAACGCCTACAGGTGTCAAACTTGTACCTGTAAACGTACCAATCAATGGCCTAACATTGGTTTGGCTGTCGATGTACTGCAGGTTGTCGCCAGGGTGAGCAATCAAATTATTATTGCCCGTCCCAAACGGATCGAAACCCGTATCAAATTGCCACAGCGCATTTGTATCGGCCACATAGTAATTGCTTGAAGGAGCTAAATTTAGACCATCATATGTGACCGATGTAATCGTTCCTTTAAACAATACCGAAGGTGATCCACCACCTAGACTTGATGTTGCAAAGCTAAACGTATCTCCATAGCCATAACCAGATCCACTTGCGGTTACAGTTAAAGTTGTGACTGCGCCACCAGATACAACAACAGTTATTGTGGCTCCAGAACCATTACCGCTATCTGTTACTGGCGTTAAATTTGTATAAGTTCCGTTCGTATAACCCGATCCTGCAGTTGTATTTCCTACAGTTGTTATGCTTCCAATTACAAATACTTGTTGTGGGCCAGATCCAATTGCGTCACTGTTACCAATAGTCCATTGTTGAATGCTATTATTGAATCCAGATACAACCCATGTTTGTCCACTTTGGGATTGCATGATCATGCCACGGCTGATGCTAGGAGCATTTAAAAACGCGCCTTCATAACCACCCATTTTTCTAGGACGACCATATTGGAATCGGCACCATTGACCGTCTACATAAGAAGGAGCAGAAAATACAGTTCCATCCCTTTGGATGCCTGCACCTGCTTGGAGAACGGCAACTTTTACAGTCATTAGAATGTCCCGCCTTGAATACCAACAGGCAACAACAATCCGCTAGAAGTCAATGTTCCTGCGCTAGATCCACCAATTGCAAATCCCAATTGACCTGATGCGGCAAGATATAAACCAGTTGTTGTATCACCACTAAAATTTAATGAAGGTGCCGCCGAAGACCCATTACCTAAAGTCAAGTTACTGGTAAAGCTTGTAGTTGCTGATGTTGTAGTAAATACATTAGTACCATCGCACACCAAAAGAACAGCTTGTCCTTGTCCCAAAGTAAAGGTTGTTCCGCCTGAAACTCCAGTAGAGAAAGTCAATGTATATGAGCCAGTAGTTGTATTTCTGATTGAATACAGTTGTACTGTTTGGGGCAAAATGACCGTGGTGTTCTGAGAAAGAATACCCGCATATTGTTGGATGACGTTCTTACCTTGAGCGGCAGTCAAAGTAACTGTTGCGGCGGCGCCAGTTAGACTCAAATACAATTGCGTATAGTTGAATACGTTTGTTTGAGCCAAAGCATATGTATACCAATTAGTTCCATTAGATACAAAAACACTTGAGTTAGCTATCTGAATTTGAACAGTTGAGCTTGTTGTATCAATTGTGCTTGAACCTTGGGCTGTAACATTCAATATGCCAGTTCCATCATTTTTAATGATTACATACCAACCAGATGGAACACTAGCAACAGCAGGCAATGTCATTGTGCTTGCGCCACCTGTCCATACAAACAATTGTGATCCATCTGTTGAGTTGAAGGTGTAGGCAGAAGAAACCAACGCAACTTGCGTATTGGTGTTCAAAGTAGTATTCAGCGGCAACAAACCAAGTCCTGCCAACGCGGCGGCACTGGCGGCTGAAGTACCAACACCCAAAGCAACAGTAGACCATGTACCTTGAACAGTTGAATTGTCAGTTAGGTAAATGTAATAAGTGTTGACTGTTGCAGTTGTAGGCGCGGTAGGAACCGTTTGAATGGTGTTGTACGTTAGATTGGCGTTTTGAGAAACAACCGTAAATGCATTTGTTGCACCAATGTTTCTGATGATAAATGCTTGACCGACTGATACTTGCGTCGCAGGAGGTAAAACAACATACGCAGGGCTTACGTTAGCTGTAGCTTCAATGATGTTAGCAACAACAGAAGTCGTATTTCCATTGACAGGCCATTGAAGCGCTGTGTATGTGGTTGTGAGCGTTAGATTTTCATAACCCACTTGTGATGGGTTAATCGTTTGTCCTGTGTATGGTGAAACGTATGAGGTCATGATTAGCTATCTATTGCAACAGATTGACGATCACCAAGACGTGAAGTGTCTTCAGTCTTGAGTGACTGAATAGCCTCGGTGTACTTTTGTTGGAAAATTTGCCGTTGATCGTTCTTTAAGAAAGGCATTGCTTGCAAAAGAGTGCCAAACAACATTGCTGTTGGAGCATTCTGAGTCAACCAATTTGTTTGATTGTCAGAACTTAAAGGTTGAATGCGCTCGTAGTACAGCACCTCTAAGGTGTATGCTTGATCTGGTGTTGGAGCTAGATACCAGTGATCCCAATTGGTATCAGCATAATAAACGGGCGCCGAAGTAAGCGTGTTATTTGGCCAATAATTAGTCAAATATTCGTACTTACGAAGCAAAATTGGGGTTCGTACACCACTGCTATTGGTGTAGTTCATAGAAACGGTTTTACGCCATCTAGAAGGCTTTTGAAGCACTGGGTTGCCTGCAATGGTCGTTGACTCAACAATTTGTAATTGACCCAAGGTTTTGATCTCTTGGGCAATCTCAAATTCAGCAAGGGTGATAAAAGTAGGGATGGCGTTAATCGTCGCTTGATCAGACCGCTCCAAGTATTGAAGAACGATTGCATTCAGCGAGTCATAGGTCATTACCCAAGAAGGCGTGTAAGTAGCCATATTTCTCCCATTGTTTTAGCTATTTTCCCACCGTCGTCAATCCTTTACAAGGGCACTTTTAGGCGCTCAATATTGAAAAAGCCTTTTGGGTCAAGCTGATTCTTTCGTTAAGTCCAAACAATCCACCATTGATCCTTTTACACAAAGCTTCATCGTTATCTACCAAATTGTTGCATCCATGCGTAGCCCAAAACCATCCTGCGCTCATGGCGGCATACAAGGGTTGCGCCACTGGGTTGGGATCTAGGACAAAATTCTGGCCTACCGCCTGACCAAAATGGTAGTAATTATCGTGCCCCGTAAGCTGAATACAACCGCGTCCGTGGTATTTGAATCCATCTCCACTAGCCTCGTCACGGTTTCCCATACGGTTGGCGTAAATCCTGTTACCGATCTTTTGCGGCTGTTTGGCGTAAAGGGCAAACTCGTTGGGTTGAAACTTATGGGGGAAAAGTCTTTGTAATGTCTCGGCACTGTAGGATAGGTTTTCTTCCAATGTTTTGAAGTGGTTGCACTCGTGTGAACACTGTCCAATAAACGCAGCTTGGCGGTTAACATCGTTAATCCCAAACGTAGAAAAAGTTGTAACCAAAGGCTCTGACCATTCAGATCCAATCCCTAAAGCGTGCAACTTTTCTGGGCTCATAAAACACCCGTCTGTTGAGCCAATTGATAAGCATAAGCATCGCTCGCATTGCTAGAAGCCATAGATCTAGGATCATTAGAACTTAATGTGTAGTTAATAATGTGTCCTGATTTGTCTAGTATGTAGGTATTGCCCGATGCATCTGTTTCATGAATATAACCACTAGAATCAACAGATCTTCCATAATTAGCAGGCCCTGTGGGGCTAAAAACACTACCAATTTTATAGGAAGAATATGGGTTGTCTCCAGTTTGTTGGGGCGTAATTTGAGAAGGAGGCGTTGGATGCGCTTTCTGATAATCTTGTTGTTGCTGTTGTAATATGGCTAGATTAGCTTGTGCTTGCAAAGAAGGTCTATCACTTGTTTGCAGATCGTTAAGTTGTTGAGCAGTTGAGCTACCAAATGTTTTTTGCAGGTTTTGAAGGTCACTGCCCGTTAAACCAGGCGTTGATGCAACGTAATTCACAAGAGCAGGATTGTCGATTTTATACATGCTTTTAAGATTTCTAGCCGCATCAGTTTGATTTTGTTTGTCTATTGCATTTTGTGCAGGAGCATTTTGTGCAGATAATGAGCTATCTGCTTGTGGTTGTGCAGATAAATTTGATAGTGGAGATAATGAACTACCTGTTTGTGGCACTATTGAAGGATTTGATAGTGGAGATAATGAACTACCTGCTTGTGGAACATTAGATCCTGTTACTTGACCTCCAGCAGGACTCATAGATTGAGAACTATCAGATGATGAGTAATTAGATGGTGGCAAGGAAATAGCATTATCTGTAAATTGATTCTGATTAAGTAAAGTAGAAAGAGGTGATGCAGTTGTATCAGTGTTTACATTACTTGCATTTGGAGGTGCTGTTGACATCGAATAATTTGGATTGGGAACAACATTACCGTTTTCATCCATGTAAACTTGATTTTGACCAGAACCAAAAATAGCCATGACGCTCTCCTCAATGTTGAATAATGCCGTTCGTAATCACAACAGGAGATGTGGTTAACTTGGATACAGCGTTGTTTAAAGTGGTTAAATCAGTGCTCAAAAGCGTGTTATACGCACTAGCTTGGTTGGTCAAAGCAGTTGACAGGTTAGTAGCATTGGTAGACGCCATGCTTGTTAAAGCTGTATTGGCGCTAGTAGCCATACCTGTTAAGGCAGTATTTGAGTTACTGGCCATACCTGAGATTGCAGTTGATGCGCCATTTGCAATGCTCACAAAAGCCGTATTGGAATTAGCTGCCATAGAAGCCTGATTGTTAGACCCAGTATTAGCAATTGAAGCAAACGTACCATTAGTATTGATAGCAGTCGCTGTAGCATTGTTAGACTGTGTGGTAGCCACTTTAGCGTTTTCATAGATGCCAAATCCTTGAACGACTGTGGGTAACAACAACGATGCCCACTTGAGCGCATCATCCCCAGAATTCCTTGGTGCGTCAATCTTTTGCTCTTGACCGCCACCATTCATACCCATTTGCATAGACATGATAGCGGCTACAGATGCAGTTGGATCGCCTTTCTTGACCACTTCAGCCAGCACTTGGTACTTGGCTTTATCAGCCTCGGCTTTGTAGCGGGCAATCGCTACTTGAGTCTCAGAATACTTCTGGTAATCACTGGTTGAAGAGCACCCAACAAGCGCCACGACTGCGAGGGGGATGGCGTACTTAATCATCTATTTTCTCCTTGAGGGAATCCCTCACTTGGTTGTAACTGGTGATGCAGGCTTGGAGGGCTCGGATGGCTTTGTCCCCGTCTGCTGTGATGGCGATAAGATTTGAAGAAGCCTGTCCGTCAAGTTCGGCTCTAGCTTGAGGTTGATCTCCTCCGGCAGTTCCGGCGGCGTTGGCGGAACATACACTATTGGAGGTGACGGGGATTGACAAGCGCATAGCCCCAGACTGCACATCAGCAGTGAGCTTGCTAATCTTAACTTGAGCTTCATTGTTGGCTTTCCTCAAAGCAGATGCAGTCTGGTTAACTTTTTCGTTCAGCTCTCGTTCTTTTGCTCTGGCTTCGTCGTTGGCTTTTGCAACTTTTGCAACAGCTTCCTGATAGCACTCTTGATAGCCTTGATGATGTCCATAGAAATATGCTCCTAAAATAGCGCAAATTGCGCCGATGATTAACCAAGGATTAAACATTTGAAGCCCTTGCTTGCGCCATTCTTTCACGCTCATGGTCAGCTTCTAATGTAGGGGGGCTCATGGGAGGAGGGGGTGGAGTCCATCCTGCCGAGCTCATCATTACAACTGGGGCAGGTGGGGGTGCTACATAAGCATCCTTGCCAGCCTTGACATTGTTCATCATAGCCGTTGCTTCATTGGTCAAACCTTTGGTCATTATGCCTCCAATACCGCCTACAATCAACAAAACAATGTCGTTGAGCATCTTGGTAAAGGCCTGGTCAATGGGCGCCATAGCCTTGATAGGCTGGCTCACAAACATCACGCTATAGATCAGCGTGACCACAATAAAGAACAGAATCAAGGTCACTGTAATAACAACAAAAGCCCGAACTCGGACTTCTATGTCATCGGCAGACAGTCGATCCTTGGGGCTGTTGAGGAGCGCTAGGAGGATTTCCTTCAATTTTCTTCTCCAAAATGGGTGCTACTAAATATTCAGGACAATCTTGATCAAACTCACATCTGGGTTTCTGGCACATTTCTTTGTTGAAATTATCAGGGTCTTGGCAAAAATACCTGTACTGGTCATGGCAACCTGTACACAAAAATGGGAAAAGTATACATATCAATATTGAAGTGTATACAAAACTGAATTTTTTAATCATTTGCCTTCAATCCTTTGTAGGGCCTTGTTAACCCTGATCTCCATTTGTCTGACGTCTACATACATCCAAGCGATCAACGGAACAAACAACAAAAGAACAATCAACAAAACAATGATCAGTAAGATGGCGAGTGAGTCAGACTGACGATCATCAGCCATGCCCACATTAGCATCAGCACTGTAATTACTGAAGCCACCATTCTTCCCTTGATTAGATCCGCCTTTTGCTCCCGTTGCCATTTTGCTCTACGCTCCTTTAGCATTTCCTCTCGTCTTGCAAGCGCTTGCACATTGGCAATGTGACCAATTTGCTGATTGACCCGAGTATACAAGTCCTTCAATTCATGTGGAACGTGGTACACCATGTAATCACTCAGCTCCTGATTCAATTTCTCCATCTGCAAATTGGCAATCGTGATCTTGATCGCAGCTTCTTGGCCTTCATCGTTATTTGCATGGAGAGCAAATTCTTCCTGTTCTTTGACATAATTCTTTAGCGAGTTATACGCTTGAAAGAACTTGATGAGAGCATCACTGACCTGTTGGTAAATGAGGTTTTCGTCAAATTCTGGCGGTGGCTCTTTCTTCTTCTTGACCTTCTTTACAGGTTGAGCAACTTGTGGTTGCTCTTCCTCTTTTTTACCAAAAACAGCACTCAAGAACCCAAGAAGACCTTTGGCTTTCTTTTGTACTGTCTTAACGTCTTTGACAACTCCATCAACTTCATGGGAGATGTCAGCAACAATTTGCCTACCCTCTTTGTACATCTCACAAGCGTCTTTGCAGAGCTTGAAAGCGCCTGAAGCAAGGGCAACAAGGGTAAACGGATCAATTTCAACACCTTAAATTTAAACCCCCACCTAAGTGGGGGAGGTTAACTCAATTTGTTGCAGGTGCTACAGCAGAAGTTGCTGTAGAGTCTGCGGGGGCAACAACAGGATCAGCGGGAGCGGCCACTGCGTCTGGCAAAGCATCGTGAGTGACTGTGTAGCCATGATCAGTGAGCAATGTGATTGCGTCTTGAATGTTTTGTTGTTCTTCAGTTAAGAAGTCAGCAAATTTAGAAGCCGCATCATGTTCAGCAGAACCTTGAGTAAAACCCAATTTAGCTATGAAATCTTGTAGAGATTGAAGCACGTTGATCATATTAAATCCTTAAAAATTACAGCCAAAACGACTGCTCTAAAATTTTGCAATACAAGAATGAACTTACCATTACAAACCAAAAAATTTGTGAAAGAACTGGGCCGCAACCCCTGGCCCAAGGAGAACCATGAGCATGACACCATAGAGCAAATACTCTATTTTGGTCATGCGCTTGTCGCCGTCTTTCAACATCTGAAAGATTTGGTTATATCTTTCACTGCAAATTGCTTCGTGGACAGCTAAGTCCTTTTCAACATCTCCGCTCATTATTGGGCAGGTGTTGCGTTTTCACTACTAGTTAAACTAGTATCTGAAACGGGTTCTGGGATGGGTTCCACAGGAACTGGAACAGTTGGAGCAGTGTTTGTAGCAACATTTGTTGCAGATACATTTTGCATGGATGCTTCTTTTTTGATTTGGTCAATAAAACCAACTACTTCAACATATGGACGATTGCCTAAGTATTGAAGAATTGAGTTCATTAAGGGTAGTGAAATGTTCATGTTTTTTCCTTTAAATAATTTCGGCTGAAGTAACCTGTATAACAGGTTGGGGGGCTAAATTTACAATCAAATTGAAGTGAACAAATTTTAATGGCTTTTCATTTGCATGACGAGTAAATGAATGCGGTAGCCAAGAATTAGAAAATATTAAAAGTCCAGGCTTGGGTTCAAAGTTAATCATTTGACTGGCAGGAGTAGCTATATTCATATCTTGTTCAGGTAAGCTAGACATTACTTTACCCTGTCTTGGATCATGAAATACCACTCTAGAAGAATTTTCAGGCACTTCAAGGAAGTAAAAGCCCACAATCTGTGCGCCAAATCCATGAACGTGTTGCTCCATTGCGGAATGCTTGTGGTGTTCCTGTGTCCACATTTCTGTGAATGTGACCACTTTATCTTGCATGGCATAACCCTGCTCACTAAGAATGTTCCAAGCCGTACCACCAACAAACTCAGCAAATGCTTTTACTCTAGGATCATCAGCAAATGACCCACTCATCATTACAGGATAAATTTCATCTAGTTTACGTTCAGCGTGTTGCTTGGCTAAAGATTCGTTTGAAACTTCAGCTATGGATTCAATAAAGTCAGGACGCTCAATTAGATAGATAGGACACGGAAAGTGATAAGCAACTTGTAATTGCGTGTTTTGTACAACTTCTTTAACTTGTTGTGCGGCTTTACAAACCTTTTTGCTTTTCACTTTAGCCATGCTTTTCTCCTTAAGGATTTGATGGTATCACAACCCATTCGCCAGTTGTCCAATTCCAATAATACTTTTGACCATCAGTAGGCTTAGCAGTATTAGGTGTCCACTCTAGCGTTGTTGTGTTCAATGTGACATTGGGACCAGGTGGATTTGCTTGACGTTCTGCAATCAATGCAGACTTTTCTGCGTCTGTCATTTCAACCGCAGTCCAAACATCTTCCCAAGTCACACCATCAGATGACAAAGCATAAGTGCATTGTGCCGTTTGAAATGGGCTTGTAATCAATCCTTCAGGTTGTTGAACACGATTGAACATTGTCCAACCTTGTGGAATTTGTCCATAGGCTTGGATTAGATTGAAATCGTAAACAGGATGGTTTACAGGTTGTCCATTTTCAATTTGAATAAATAATGCCATTTTTTTACCTCAATTAAGGATTGCCAGCGCAAGTTGATGGGAATGAACGGGTCGATCCAGGCCAGATTATTCGCACTGCGCCACTACCACCAATACCTGAACTTGTCGAACCTCCTCCGCCACCATATGCGCCACCTAGTCCATTATTACATGTAGAGTTTTGTCCTCCGTTTCCTCCGCCGCTACCACCGCCACCACCTATTGCGTATGTAGTTCCAGCACCGCTTGTTCCACGACCAAACAATCCTACGCCGCCACCACCAGCAGAATGTCCTGATGAATTTCCAATTTTTCCAACACCACCAGCTCCTCCACATGAACCACTACACCCACTTGCAGATGTTGAACTACCCGATCCACCATTTTGTGTACCACTGCTGAAACTTGTTGAAGAATTGGGAGTTGTTCCATATCCTCCAGCTCCACCTGGCCCTCCACCACGACATAGTTGTGATCCTCCACTATTACCTCCTCGACCACCGCCATCCCCAGTATATGATCCTCCAAGTCCAAGTGTTGTACACCCACTTGCCGAATGAGAAGACCATCCGCTTACAACTGTTTGAGCACAAAACCATGATGAAATATTTTGAGATGGTCTAGCTGTTCCAGAATTGCTTCCAACAACTTTTACTGTATAAGAGTTGCCAGGTACTACAGTAATATTATTTTTATATCCAAGACCACCACCACCACCTCCAGTTGCCCACCATCCAGAACAAACTGTAGATTGATTTACTCCATTACCGCCACCACCAACAGCAACAACGCTAACGCTTGTCACACCGCTAGGAGCAACCCATGTGTAAGTGCCTGGGGTTGTAAATAAAGCAGAACCTTTTGTAGTTCCTACGCAAGTGCTTGGGAATTGACGAGTTGAACCTGGGCCGACAATTCGGACTGCACCGCCTCCGCCTTTTGAGGCGCTACAAGGGGGATATTGACCATGTCCACCACCACCATAAATTCCAGCACCAACGCATCCATTAGAACCACCAGAGCCACCTTTTCCTGATGCACCTGTGCTTGAACCCCCAGCTCCACTACTGCCTAGACCATATATACCTACTCCACCACCATTACCAGAACCAGAACCACCACCACCACCACCTCCTGAACCTGAGCCAGCCGCACCAGTAGCCGCACCAATACCACCATTTCCAGAATAACCTCCTGCTCCCCCACCACCAGCTGATGCATATGAAGTTGATGTTACTGCCCCATTACCTCCGTTTCCGCCACCATCACCAGTGTGTCCTCCTCCAGTTCCTGGAAAAGTGCTTGCGCCTCCTTTGACAACTGACGTTGAGCAAAAATAACTATTTCCACCACAAGTTGCGGCCCAAGTAGTTTGTCCACCTGCTCCAACTACAACGGTATAAGAATTTCCTGGGGTGACTGAAATATTGTTTTTGTAACCTAAACCACCACCGCCACCAGCAAAACCAGGATAATAACAAGCCGAACAACAATAAACACCTGATCCACCGCTACCTCCGCCTACGGCAACAACAGAAACTGAAGTTATACAAGCTGGAGCAATCCAAGTGTATGTACCAGGTGTTACATAAGCAACGTCAACAATAACTCCTGCTTTAACACCGCCTGTAAATCCAAATGCTTTTGCTGATGTTGCACCTCTAGTAATTGGTGTTGGCATACTATCCCCTTATGCAAACTTGGTTTGTGAAGCTAATACTGTATATGTAGCACTAGCTGTTTTTGTAATCGTATAAGTGTAAACGTCTATCGCACTTGCATTACCTGAACTAGGTGCAGTTCCTCCTTGCCATTTAGGTGTGACGTTTGTACCATCAATTTGGAATACGTTTTCGTAATAAGCAGTTGTTCCTTGTGTAACCAAGAAAGCAATCGTTACAGTCTGGCCTGTTGACATGGCTGTATTCAAACTTGTACCAGAACTGAAAGCCACATTCAATGTCCAGTTTGCTGATGCGTTACTTGTGTAGTACAGAACCGACTGGCTGTTAACGTAAAAGTTAATCGTGCCTGTTGCGGCAGTAGCTGAGACTGTTGTTGTCTCAGCGGCATTAAGTAAAACAGTGCCAAATATGCTTGAAGTACCGTTAAAAGTTTGAGTGCCTGTCCATGTGTTATTTGCAGATAAAGAAACGCCAGCAGTAGGAGTTGTCGATTGCCATGTTGTACCATTAGATGTTAATACATTGCCCGATGTACCAGGCGCCACAACTTGTAGTGCAGATGTTCCATTTCCAAGTAATACATTGTTTGCTGTCAGACTTGTAGAACCCGTACCACCTGCGCTTACTGGAGTCGTTTTCCACGCAATAACTTGTACTGCACTACTACCATCTTTGTAGAACAGTTTGCCATCAGCATAATTGATTGCCAATTCACCAAAAGCCAAGTTACCTGCTGTTGGTGCGTTTGTGGTCGTTCCGCTGTTATAAACAACGATTGGTGTGTAGCCTGATTGAGCCATTAGAATGTTCCTCCGTTGATGCCTGCTGTTAAGGCATTATTTGTGTAATTGTATGTCAGTGATGAGTTTGTTGTAAGGGGCTGATTACCTGTTGCAGTAGCAGAAAATGTTAGGTAATTGGTTGATCCAGTGCCTGCAGACAAAGCTACATTGGTTGCATTTGTTGCGGTTCCTGCAGTGGCCGCATTCAAATTAGCCACTTGTGTGGTACTTGTAACAGTCAATGGTGCTGTTCCTGTTGCTACGGTAGAAACAAGCGTATTACCTGTCACAGCTTGTGTTGATGTAATTGCCGCGCCAGTACTCAATGTATTGGTAGACCAAGACGTTCCAGATGGTATATTTGCATGGTAATCCCAAGAACCTGCAGACGTTCCATTCGCAGTCAAAACAACCGTTACATATGCACCAGACTGAACAGTTACAACTGTTGTCGATGAATTATTTTGGACAACAATTGTTCCTGAAGATTGATTATTGTTGAACGTATATGTTGCACCAATAGGCAAAGTTGTGGCATCAGGCAACTTATAAGTTTGACCACCAGAACCAATAACAATCCAGTTTGGTGTAGAGCTTGCAACCAATGTGGTTGTAGTACCTGCGGCGGCTACGTTGGTATAACCCAAAAATGCAAAATTGGTTGTCAAATTACCGTTGGCATCTTTAACAACAATACCGCTTGCCGCATTGGTTGTGTTACCCAACGCTGTCAAAACACCAGTACCTGTAGTAATCGTACTCGGAGCCGTTCCTGCACCTCCACCAATCATCAAAGCATTTGCTGTTAATGCGGCGCTAGATGCCCATGTGCTCGCAGAACTAAAGTAAACAACACCACCAGAAGTTCCTGCAACAGTCAGAGCAGGCGTTGTTGTTGCTGTAGCAACAGAAATTAAACCACCAGTAAATGAAACTGATGTCACAGTTCCACCACCACCACTTGTTGACAAAGTTCCACCAGAAAAGCTTAGTCCAGAACCTACAGTAACATTGCTGAATCCACCCGTGCCATTACCATAAAGAATTGAAGTTCCTGATGTAGGAACCGCATAATCCGTTCCTGCAACAGCATTTGCTAATGCTCCACCACTATTAGCCTTCAATAAAGCCGTACCACTAGGTGGAACAAGATAATCTGTGCCTGCTGTGGCCGCACTTATGGACGTTGCATTGCCTTTCAAAATGCCTGAAACAGTTGTTGTAAGGGTAATAGCAGGAGTACTTGTTGAATTTGCTACCGTGCCTGCAAAACCATTTGCACTAACAACAGAAACTGCTGTAACCGTACCACCACCTGATGAACTTACTTGTTGAAGCACAAAAGCAGTTGTTGCTAATTGAGTCGTATTTGTATTCAGAGCGGCTGTTGGTGCAGTCGGTGTTCCCGTAAATGAAGGACTTTGCTGTAAAACAACTACACCACCAGTGCCTGTTGTTGTTGAACTTGAAATGTTTGTCAAACGACCATAAGCATCGACAGTAACGCTTGCAGGAATAGTGTAAGTACCCGCAGTTACGGCAGTTGTTACCAATGAAATTGTTGGAGTTCCAGTTCCATTTCCATTAGTAACTGAAATTTGTCCAGACGTTCCACTTAAAGTAACTTGGCTGAAAGTAGAGCCATTAATAGTCACTAATCCAGTACCACTTAAACTTGCAACATTTTGCAGATTAGTATTTAAGCCAATCGTTGGATTACCAGTGGTTCCATCTGGATTAGCAATAGTCAGTCCACTTCCAACTGCAATTGAAGTATTTGAAACAGTAGTAGTTCCTGTTTTGACCAACAATCCGTTAGATGCGCCATCCAAAGATTGGGCCGCGCCAGTTAAGTTAATTTGTAAAGTGCTACCTGCACCATTGTCTGTAACTGAAAGACCAGATCCAGTAGCTATATATCTAGCTTGTGTTAGTCCTGCTGTTGAATTAACAGTCAAAAATGGATAATTAAGCGCACCTGCACCTGCAATAGCACCTGTTGTTGTTTGTACCGTAACCCCGTTTTGAACAACAGGAACCGACTCAGTACCTGTTAGAGCACTGGCCGTAGGTAATTGGAGTATGGTTACTTGTCCGCTCATGTTGATGTATTGTTCGTTGGGTTAGGTGAAATGATGTTGATATTGCCGTTTTGACTTGGTGTTGTGTTATCGCTTTGAGTACTGATATAAATTTCTGTTGGATTACCTTGAGGAATATTTGTACCAGTAGGCGTAACAACCAATCCATTGTCATCTGTTGCAATGCTGACATCAGGCCGTGGAAATCTTAATGCAATCCTTTCAGTTGGTCTTGCAGGTAAACGATATGGATCTTTTTGATCGGCACACCCTTGCTCACACACCTTTAGCCCAGGGAAATTTGGGTCAGGTTGCGCCTCTATGATTGGTCTCTTCATCTTGCATCTGTCGCAGATAAAGATCGCAATCGTTGAGTTGCCAGTAGTGTCTAACCATTTAGGCATTATTTTGTGTACACCCCAATGTTGGGGCTGAAGTAGATCGGCGACTTATCGCGCTCTTCGTTTTCAGCCATGATGAAATACTTCTCAGCTTGTGTTTCCAAGTATGCAATTCTGCCTTGCTCCACTTGGGGCAAGATTAAGCTCATCTGGTGAGCTAGTAAGTATTGAATAGCTTGATTCCAACGCTGTGGAATTTCTAATTGATTGGTCAATGTGCCCACATCATCAACTTGTCGTGAGTACCAAATGGTCATTTGTACAAATGGATTTGAAGGCGTTGGCCACAATGTAATCTTGGATTGTGGCAAAGTCCTGTTAAACCAATATTGATAAGGCTGATTGGCTGTAAAGTTTTTATTTGGCAAATTTGTGTAATCGTCACGATTTAGACGAGCCATCGTGATTTCTGTTGAATTTGTACCTAAATAAAACTCATACAAAGCCAAAGTGGTTCCATTAAAAGCTTGTATGCGGTAATACGCTACATTCGCACCAGGGTCTATATCCTGAAATACCCATTGCCCACTTGTCACAGTCACTGCAGTTGCTGTGTACAGAGTAGTCCAATTCGTGCCATCTGGTGATGATTGCAGGTAGTAGCTCCAAGTTGCGCTACCACCTCCTGAAATGTAGGGCATAAATCCAATAGACCCAATATATTGAGTATTGGTTGTGCCGTAATAAACCTGATATGACCCATTAGCCGTTGTCATCTGGTTATAGGTAGTGATGTTGCCGTCAGCAATGTTATTGGTTGAACTACCATCGCTTGCTGAATACGCACCGCTAGGACGCGTCATAGTGCGATATAAGGCGTTTAAAACGTCAACGCCACCCACAGGTAACAAGTACTCATATTGATTCGGCAGAAAGCCGTAAACTTGCTTGTTAATAGCCCAATAGTTGATACCTTGGTTAATTAAATTGCTAAGTACAAAGAACAGCGCTTGCTGTGATCCTTGTACTTGTTCAACGGTGAGCTCTTCCGCGAGCTTGCCTGAGAGACGAGCTCCTTGGTCAATAAACTGCTGTACTGTGACAACAGTGGTTCCAACAGTACCGCTGTAGGCCATTTTTAATCCTTACCAACAGTGTTTGTGTTTAGGGTTTCCGTGTTCAGCAGTGCTAATTTTTCCACCTTTGGCATGTCGGCCTTTAAGTAAAGCATGAATAGCTTTTGATTCAGAAGCGCCAATTTTTGGTTTTGATCGACTAATTTCTTTATCTACAGATTGTTTGTTGTAAGTAGGAATTGGAGCGTCAATCAACGCTTGTTTTTCTTTTGGTGACTTATTAATTTTTGACCAAGGACTGTATTCCATAATTTTCTCCTGTTTACCAACCAGGGCAATCCCAACGTTTCAGCGATGCCTTCGCCCTTTCAGCATCACCTTTTGAATGTTTCACCACACCTGACATTCTCGCGCAAAATGAATCTTTACGCGAACCGCCTTTGGGCTGTGGTGCTTTTAGATGAGAGCCCGTTTCTCTGTTGTACTTTTCACGGCCTTTTTCTGTCAATCCTGCACCTTTTGAAACTGGTAGTTTTTCACCTCGGCCTACAGACAAAGATACTTTACCGCCTTTTTTAAAAGGCTCGGTACTATCTCCTCTGCTACTACCAACTCCAGATTCAGAACTAGATGCTGAACTAAAATTTTTTAATCCCATAATGTCACCAACATGAGCTTAAACGCCCACCATGTTTTTTCTTGGCAGTTTTTGCTGACTCTTTGAATGCTTCCTTTGTAGGAGCACCCTTAGAGCCAACCTTTCTCATCTTTTCGCCAGAACCATGAGCTATACGTTCTTGTTTAGCATGGATGTTGGCATAAAGACCGCCCTTAGACATCTTTTTGCCCTCATCCGCTTTGACAAACTCTTTGCCGACTTTTTGAGGAACACCGCCGTATCCACCTTTTGTATGAGC